TAATTATCAAATAAGAAATCAATCTTATAAATATTTAGCAGAATTATTTCAAGACCCTGAAATGTTTGATAATAAAATGTATTTGTTAAATGCCATTACTAATATAGAAATAGATACAGAAAACAATAACGAAGATAACCAAAAAATAGACATGATAGTAGAAGAATATGAAAGTGATATTAAACCTTATTTAAAGGATGCAATGAAAACTTTTAAAATAAACTATCATGAAACAGAGCTAAGGAGGCTTACAAATGGAAAACATAACGTTAATATTGAAGAACTCAATATATAACCAAATACAACACCTATTAGAACTCTATCCTAAAACAGAATGGAGTGGTGTAGCGTTTTATAATAAAATAGAACCAGATGAAAGAGGGTGGACTAATAATTGGGAACTAGAAGCATTCTTTCCACTTGATTTAGGCAGTACAGCTGCAACTGAATTTAGTGGTGAAGATGAACTTAAGTTTCTAGATAAAGTATATAAGAAATATCCAAAGTTAGAACAATGCTTTAATGGATTAATTCATAGTCATCATTCATTAGGTGGTGGTGCATTCTTTAGTGGTACAGATAAAAACCATTTAGAAGAATGTGCTAATATGGTATGCTATCCATCATTAGTTGTAGCTAGACAAGAAACAGGTAGCCCATTTGCATTTGCAATAAGTTGGGAAGACCAGTTTGGTAGAGTAGCTATGACTGATGCTAAAAATGCTACAATAATAGTTAAACAACCTAAATATAAACCATCAGGTTTATTTGAAGAATGTGTTAAAGAACTTAAAGAGCAAGAAAAGAAGAAAACAACTTCTAAAGCTTTAACATATTATAATAGGAATCAAACAACTTTATTTAATATGAAAAATCATGTTAAAGAAACTAATGTGTTTAATTATTATGACCCTAAAATAAAAGACAGTAAATATCAAAAGCTTTTAAAAGAATATGAAAAAGCTGATGAAATATTTATGGATGCACCTGTAGGCAGTCCTAATCATGAATTACTTCAACAACAAGCAATTGATGCTGAAAAAATACTTGATGATTATTGTCTTCAAAAAGGTTATAACGAACATGAAGAATGGGGGTGGTAAAATGGATAGATTCTTGCGTAATAAAGATATAATTTCACAAAAGAATCTTAATGAAGTCACAGTTATAGGAGCTGGTGGTGTTGGGTCATGCCTAATACTATCAGCTGCTATAATGGGCTTTAAAAAGATACATTTATGGGATTTTGATACACTTGAAGAGCATAATTTGAGTACAACTATGTATCCAGAAAGCTTTTTAGGTGAAACTAAAACACATGCAGCTAAAGAACTAGTTAGATATTTTGGCTGTAAAACAGAAATAGTAGAACATCAAAAATGGGGACCAATGGACCCATTGACACCATGCGTAATGATGGCTCCAGATAATATGGAAATTCGTAAGATTGTCTATATGGCTTGGATGCGTAGCAATAAAAGAAAAGTGCTTGTAGATGGACGTATGGGAGCATTGACAATGGAAGTCATAACTTGTGACTTTTGGAATGATAACTACTTAAACACGTGGAAACCTAGCTCTGAAATCGAAGATGAGCCTTGTACTGCAAAGCATACAATATTTACAGCTAATACAATTGCTGGCATAATGTTGTCACAGATATATAATGTCTTGCATGATAAGTCTTATCATACGTATATTTGGAAGTCGTTAGTTCCCTATATGTCGAGAGAAGAGGGGCTAGTAATACCAATTAACATGGAGAAAACAAGTGATAAAGAAACAGAAACGCAAACCAGTGTCTCTGAATCCGAAAGTACTTCTATTATACGGAGCACCTAAAGTAGGTAAAACTACTATGCTCTCTAAATTAGATGACTGTCTGATTATAGATACTGAAAAAGGTACAAATATGTTAGAAGCATATGTACAAGAAGTAAATAACCGAGAAGAGTTAATCCAAACTCTTAAAGATGCTATGGAAGGTCACGAATTTAAATACATAGCTATAGATACTATTGATAAAGTTGTAGAATGGGCTGAAAAGGCTGTTTGTGCAGAATATGAAGTAGCATCTATTGCTGATTTAACATTCGGTAAAGGTTATGCGTTGGCTCGTGAAAAAGTAATGAATACTATCAATGCTTTTAGAGACTGTTGTGAACATTTAATTATCGTTGGACATAGAAAGGTTGCTAGGGCAGTCATAGATGGCAAAGCCCTAGTTGAACCTGAATCTTTAGATATAACTGGTAAGCTAAAAAATCTGATTATGTCAGATTGTGATGCTATCGGTTATGTCTTAAGAGAAGACGATAAATTAATGGTTTCATTCAAAGCAGATGAATCTATAGAAGCAGGCAGTAGATGCGAACACTTACGCGGCCAATGTATTAACTTTGATTGGTCTAACATATACAAAAAAGAAAAGGAAGGTAAATAAATGGCTATATTTAGGCCTCAAGGAAGCAGTTCAACAGGAAATAGTTTCTATGGAATATGTGAAATAGCAATACTTGGAGTAGAAGATAAATCTTCAAACTTTGAGTGGGCTGACATTTACTTAGATGTAGAAGTTAAACAAAAAGGAAGTGATTATACTAAACAATTAAGAATAGCAGGTGAATTAGAAAAAGACACCAATGGTAAAATTTCAGGTGGCTCAGTTCTTAAAAGAATGTATAATTTCTTTGATATAATAGGTGAAAAAGCAGGATTAACTGTAGATGGTACATGGGAAGATGAAGATGGCAATACTATTGATAATATAGCTAGCTATTTAAATCAAAGGCATGTAGGTGCAGTTATGCCAGATACAGAACCTGATTTTAATTATCTTGCTTATGTATATAAAGATAAACCTAAAGAAAAAGGTGGAAAAGTATATACTAGAGTATTCCATAGAATACAAAACAATGATGAAAAAGGTCGTCAAAGTCTTACATCAGAAGTTAAATGGTTTAAAGATAAAGGCTTCATTAAAGAAGCAACTGAAGATGATATATCAGCACCTAAACAGAATGTTGAAATGTCATCAGAAGGTATTGGCAATTTATAGTGTTTGACTATATTGAAATAGCAGTAGGTAGCCCTCGTAACAGAGGGCGACTTATTGCAAAGTCTGATTTAGTTAAATATATAAACCACGATACACCACTATTTAGGTCAGTTTACTTATACGATAAAGCAGCTATAGATTATGCCGAATCAAATGGCGGACTAAAGAATTACTTTGGTCAAAGAGGAATAGACTGGATTTTAATCGATATAGATAAAGGTGACAATAGTGATGAATATACTTTAGCAAAAGCTAGAAAAATAATAACAGACATTGATGATATGGGGGTAGATATAAACTATTCTATACAGCCATATTTCAGTGGAAGTGGTTATCATTTAGCTTTACCTAATAGTGTATTTAATTTTCCAAGTAGTGATAACATACATTACTTGGTTAAAGGGACTCTTAAATCCATTTTTGGAGACATAATAGATAGTTCGATATTTATGAGAACAGGTATATACCGTGTTCAACATACAGTAAATAAAAAAACTAATCTTCATAAAATACCTTTAACTGTACCAGAAATCTTAAATAAAGATGTTAAATGGATAAAGGAATTAGCTGAATCACCAAGAATAGAATTTGCTTATAGTGAACTAGTAGGAAATGGCGAGCTAGAAGACAAAATTCTCAATAGAGCCCCTAGAATGACCCAAATACGTAAAGTTGTTGAACCAAGGGACGTTATCCCGTGTGTACAAGAAATGTTGACAAATGGCCCCCAAGAGGGCAATAGAAATCAAACGCTAATAAGAATAGCAAGTCATTTCTATAGACATGGTATACCTTCAGAATATGCAAAAACTGCTATTTTACATTGGAATAATAATTCTTTAAATGAAAATAGTGTGGTCGAAAAAGTTGAGTATGTTTATAATAGAGGTTATAGATTCGGTTGTCAAGATGAGATAATGTTAAAGCATTGTAAGACTAGATGCATACATTTCAAAAGAAAAGACTACTTAATTGATATTCTTAATTCAGACGACTTACAACAAGAGCTAGAGAAACGAATGTCAGCAGATTTTGATGGACGTTCAATACCTTTAGCAGAAATGTTAGGA